TATCAACAGAGGTGAGTGAGTTTAACCACAGGTCTCCATTAATTATTATGGTTTCATTTTCAATGGCATAGTTGGTAACACCATATTTCTTAAGCAATTTGATTTGTTTTTTCATTTCTTATTGTTTTTTTATTAGAATTTAACCAGTTCCTTAAATCTATTGAACGGTCGTTCACTTTTCAGTTTTCTCAGGTTTTATAACCTCAACACTAACATCATCTTTCTTGTACCCAATTTTAAGTATATCACCTTCCTCAACACCACCATCGATGATTCTCTCAGCGATTGGGTCTTGGATGTATTTTTGGATAGCTCTGTTAAGAGGTCTAGCTCCATATTTCTCGTCATACCCAACCTCAACTAAGTAGTCTTTCATTTTAGGTGTTATTCTAATAATGTAACCTAATTCAGATTTAAGTCTATCTGTTAACTCCTTAAGAGGTAACTCAACTATCTTCTTAATACTCTCTTTTGAAAGAGATTTGAAGATGATGATATCATCCAATCTGTTCAAGAACTCAGGTGCGAATGCCTTCTTCAATGATTCTTGGATTGTACTGTTGACCAATTCTTCACGAACATCCAATTTAGCCTTGGTACCGAATCCAACACCTGTTCCGAAGTCAGTTAATTTTCTAGCCCCTACGTTAGATGTCATAATAATCATAGTGTTCTTGAAGTTCACTATTCTACCGTTACTATCTGTTAAACGACCATCATCCAATAATTGTAATAGGATATTGAAAACGTCAGGATGTGCTTTCTCAATCTCATCTAATAAGATTACAGAATAAGGTTTTCTTCTAATTTTCTCAGTTAATTGACCACCTTCACCATAACCAACATATCCAGGAGGAGCCCCCACTAATTTAGACACAGCGTGTTTCTCCATATATTCAGACATATCTATCCTAATAAGTGAATCCTCAGACCCAAATACATTCTCACATAACATCTTTGCTAAGTGTGTTTTTACCAACACCTGTTGGTCCTAAGAACATGAATGTCCCCATTGGTTTATCAGACCTATTAACACCAACTCTTGTTCTCTTAACAGCTTTGGTTATTTGTTTGATAGCTTCATCCTGACCAATAACTTTAGCTTTCAACTCTTTCTCCATGTTGATGAGTTTCTTCAAGTCATCAACACCAATTCTATTTATAGGGATTCCTGTTGTCATAGCCACTACATTTGCTACATCATCCTCTGTTATTACTTTTCTATTTTTATTAGAACTAGAGTTCCATTTAGTGGTCTCCTCATCTAATTGTTCTTGTAATTGTCTTTCTTCGTCACGTAATCTAGCAGCTTCTTCATATCTTTGAGACCTAACCACATCAACCTTTTCTTTCCCTATATTAACAATGTCTTGTTCAAGGTCTAAGATTTCTTGTGGTGGTTTAGCGTGAACCTGTGCTCTCGCTCCAACTTCATCCATAATATCAATTGATTTGTCTGGTTGTTCTCTATCAGTAATGTATCTATCAGATAAATTAACACAAGCTGCGATAGCTTCAGTCGTATAATTTACTTTGTGGTGGTCCTCATATTTATCCTTAATATTATCAAGGATAATTAATGTATCCTCAGTAGATGGTGGGTCAACCATTACTTTTTGAAATCTTCTAGTTAAAGCCCCATCTTTTTCAACATTCTCACGGAATTCATCAAGAGTTGTTGCTCCGATACATTGTATCTCACCACTAGCTAATGCTGGTTTCAACATATTAGATGCATCCATAGAACCTGAAGTGTTACCAGCACCAACCATCGTATGAATCTCATCAATGAATAATATCACATCATCAACCTTTTCAAGTTCTTGCATAATACCCTTCACTCTTTCTTCGAATTGACCTCTATACTTAGTACCAGCTACAAGTGACCCTAAATCTAAAGATATAACCCTCATATTAAATAAAATTCTTGGACATTTTCTCTTAATAATTTTAAGAGCTAAACCTTCAACAATAGCTGTTTTACCAACACCAGGTTCCCCAATTAGGATTGGGTTATTCTTCTTCCGTCTTGATAGGATTTGGGATACTCTTTCAATCTCAGTATCTCTACCGATAATAGGGTCAATAGAACCATCTTCAGCCAATTTAGTGATATCCTTTCCAAAGTTATCTAGAATTGGTGTAGTGGACTTTGATGTTTTTTTCATCTTCTTACTGAAGTTATCATCTTCCATGTCTTCATATTCTGCCATACTCATAGTTTCGTTTTTAATTTCTAATAATGTTTGTTTAAATGTTTTATAGGTTATTCCTTGTTGACCTAGAACTCTCGTACCCTCTAAGGATTTGTTTTTTAATATTGCTAAGAATATATGTTCTGTTCCAATAAATCCATCCATTAGTTTATCGGATTCTAATTCAGCTGTTGAAATAACATTCTTTGATGTCTCACTAAACGGTAACAATTTAACCTTTAAAGGTGGGCTACCAATTCTAGTAAGGATATGCCCTTCTATTAAAGCCACTAAATCAACAACGTCTGTACCCATCTCATTTAACACATTAACTACATTATTATCATTATCTAATATAGCTAATAAAATATGTTCGGGTCTTATCTTCACATCACCTAATCGGTTAGATTCTCTAAAAGATTCCTTAAAGATAAATCTAACTTTTGGTACCATTCTTTTACTCATTACTTTTACAAATATATATAAAATTTTATATCCCATCAAGTTTTATTTTTCTTTATTACGATGTGATTGTATAATAATAGGTAACTACAACAAATATATAAATAATATTAATATAACCAATAACATTCATTTTTATTTTAATTAGTTTTATGTTTAAAAATATGAAATACAAGAATTTAAATGTCTTATTTAAAGACAACCCCAACAGTGAAGATGAATTTAGTGGTACACACAAAGTAAACTTCCAAAATGCTATGTTAATTATTTCTGGTGGCTACTTGGTCATTACTGAACATACTGAAGATGGTAGTTCAATAACGGGTAAAGTATTCCCACTTAATTCTGTAGAAAGTTATAAAGCGGTGAAAGAATAATGTTAGTAGATAAAGTATTCCAAGAAGATGGCACAATGGAGTGTCTATATAAGTCATCCAATATTCTTACATCAGAATATAATGAAAAATCACAAAAACTTATTATTACATTCAATTATGGTGGAAAATATGCTTACCATAATGTATCTTATAAAGACTACTTAAGATTTGAGGCTGATGAGTCACAAGGTAAGGTATTTAATAAATATATTAAGATACATAAAACAGATAACCTGGGTAAAACAGATGTGTCTGTGTTAAAAGAACGGTTAAATAACTTATTGAATGGGACAGTACAAAAACTTAGTGAAGAAGATTCAAAAGATATAAACCACTAATAACCACCTAACGGTTTGTGTGTAAATTTTCTCTCATTTGGTTTACTTTATCGTAAGCCTGTACGTAAATAATTTCCATACAAGGTGTATCATCACCTATACTACTTTGGGCTTTAATTATGAACATAGGACCATCAGTATAAATAGAATACATTAAATTATTAGTCTCTTCTTCATACCCTATAAAACTAATCTTAATTTTAAGATAACCAAGTTCATTTAATTTATTAAAAATTAAATTTTTAATACCTTCTCCAGTACACTCAATGTTCTTTAATTGTTTAGACACATCAACAAGATTTAATTCATTAGCTTTAAAATTCCATTATTATTTTTAGTTGGTTTTCGTTGATTAGTATTTTCTTTCTCATATTTAATAAATATCACTAATATTTATAAGATATATATATGGAAAAGAAAAATAATAGAACATACCTTAATGGAAAGATAGATTTATCTGGTTTCAAGATGAGAGATGAACTGAACCCTAAAGTTTGGAATGGTGAAAAAATGAAACCTAAAGTAAGAAAGACTCTATTAAAAATTGCTGATGATTACTTTGATGGTTTGGAACTAGGTACAGATGTTGATATTGAGGATATTACTATGACAGGAAGTCTAGCCAACTATAATTGGTCCAAATATTCTGATGTAGATTTACACATTATAACAGAATATAATAGCATACCTGTAGATGAAGACTTAGTATTAGATTTTTTAAAATCCAAAAGTGGTAGTTGGAATGAAACACATGATATTAAAATATATGGTTTTGATGTTGAAATTTATGTTCAAGATGTTGATGAAGAACACACATCAACAGGTGTATATTCAATATTGAATGATGAGTGGGTATTAAAACCATCACCCAAAAACATTAAAATAGATGGTAAAAATGTTAAAAGAAAAGCTAACATAATCATGGATAAGGTAGAAGACCTTTATGAAGATATACATGATGATAGGGACTATGAAGATATAGTTAATAGAGCTGATAAAATACAAGGCAAAATAAAGAAAATGAGACAATGTGGTCTAGATTCTGTAGGTGAATTCTCAGTTGAGAATATGGTTTTTAAGACTCTTAGAAGAAATGGTACATTAGAAAGATTATCGGATATTAAGATATTAGCTTATGATAAAAGTGTATCAATTAAGGAAAATAGGAAATATTTTAAAGGATGGTAAACACGTTAAGTATATGGGTATACCAACTAAGTCATTAAATCATAGATTAAATGGACATGTTAATTACAGAACTTTTAAAGATTTAGGTTAATAAGAGATATTTATAATAAAACTAGATTATGATAATACATGCATTAGCAAACGCAGACTATGTAAATAACCAATACTCTGAAGTTTATATACCTGGTGGACAAACAGTAACACTAGGTGGTGAAACAGTAGTTGTTCCAGCTGGTAGTGGTATAACATTACCGATTGGGGTTAGTTCAACAGGTTCATCATTTGGTGGAGCAACAGGTACACTTTTCTTAATAGGTAAGAAAAAACCACAAGCTTTTAAGGATGGTAATGGTGATTACCCTTTTTTAGGTAAATAAAAAAATTTAAAATATGTATAACAAAAAACAATTAAAGAAGATGTTAAGGTTGGCTGACATCAAAAAGAAACCACTTAATGAGAGTTCTAGAACATCAACAATAGAGTTTATTAAATCTGTATCAGATGGAAATACTTATGCTATTGTTAGAGAAAATAGAACATATTATATTAAATCAACTGAAACTAAAGATATATTAGTTGAGAGTGACTTTGATTATTTAGGTGGTTTAGGTAACAGAACTAAAAACTCTTTTAGAGCTTATGATGATGCTATTACTAGATTGAACTTGATATTTAATGACATTAATAGAGTTCAAGATATTAATGAAGATGTTGATATGGTTAACTTTGACTATATTCTTAATGAGAATGGTGAATACGTTAAAGTTAAACCACTTCAAGAAAAGAAGTTCATATTAAAACAACCTAAATCAAAAAAAAGTGAAGACCCAATAGGTGATTTCAGTGATGGTGAAGATAGTTCATCAGATGATGAATTTAATTTTGATGGTGAAGATAGTTCATCAGATGATGAATTTAATTTTGATGGTGAAGATAGTTCATCAGATGATGAATTTAATAAATCAGTGGAAGGAGGTGATTCAATTAAAGATATACAAAAAACTACAGGAACATTAGGTCAACAATTACGAGATACTGAAGATTTGTCTTCTGATATGCAGAAGTGGGTAGCTAAGAGTGTTATTTCAGCACTTAACCTTAATACTATGGATGATTCTGATAAGGATAACATTATAAACGCTATCCAAAATAGTGGTGATAAAAAAGAAGAATCAACTAATGTGGATTTCATGGATGATAATTTGGATTATAGTGAAGTTGAATACTCTAATGGAAGAACCATGGATAGAGGTGGTGAACCTGATTTAGATAATGGGGAAGAAATTATTTTAGATGATGATGAAGGACCAGGTGGTTATATAGGTTGGGAAGAAGATTCATCTGATGCTGAAGCTCTTGAAATGAGAGATATTGATATGGGTATCCAAGATAAAGCTTATTTAAATCTTAACCCTGAAAACATATCACAACAATCTAACTATATTGATTATATGGATGATGATACTGAAGAAGTTGTTGATGGGCCTATTGTATATATGACAGATGATGATATGAAACCATGTGGTGAAGGTGTAAATTGTGGAGAAGAAATGGAAGAGGGTATGAGTTCTTGGGATGACGCTGACAATGAAGGTGGTATGGGTTGGAAGACAAACGAATCAGTTTCTTATATGGGTGATGATTATACTGAAGAAGAAATTGATAGAATATTTGACAATATGGGAATTTCTGACGATAATTACACTATGAATGAACCAGCTCCAACAAAACCAAAAACTAAACCTGATACAGATACTCCGGCACCAACAAGACCGTCTAAGAATCCATTTACACCACCAAGTCGTATTAGGCCAGGTGAGGAACCTAGACCTAAGGCTAGACGTGACGTAGATTATATGGATGATGAAGATGTTGAATTCAGTTAAATATTAAAAAGATGAATAGAAAAGATTTATTTATAAAAGCACTAAAGACTATGTTATATTCATGGGGTGGCAATGATTTAACTGAAGAATTAAATAATTTTAATCGATTAATTTAATGGATTTAATGGATTTAAAATTAATTTATATAAACAAAATAGGAACTAACTTTAAAGGGGAACACATGTTTGAGTTCCTCTTTTCTGATAGAATCGATTGGGATTGGGAAGAGGAGTGGTATGAATCAAGTGTCATTACTGACATGTCCGATTTAACTCCCCCAACAAGTTTTATTAAATCTGTTGGGTTTTTACAAACAAAAGAGTTAGATTTGGAACTTGTACAAGAATCGGGTATATTCCAAGTTTACAATGCTGTTGAGGGTGTTATCGCTCTTGGTTGGGAAAAATGGGGATGAAGACGAGGAAGAGGAGTTAGAAAGATTAGTGTTTAAATTCGGTGACCATAAAACTGAAGTTGAGGCTAAGTTGCTGACTATAGGAATTGAATTAGATTATAAAGAAGAAAAATTAAAACAAAATAATGTCTGAATTAGATGAAAGTGTTAAAGGAAAGATTGAATCTTTCCTAACCTCAAAAGGAAAGTCAATTAAGAATCTTAATGAAGAGCAATTACAGGAATTGTATTGGGGTGTTCTTAGTGAAGAGGAGAAAACAACCGTAACCTCGTATGATTTAACAGATAGTAATGATGTATCCAAGTTTAATGACGAAATGGATTCAACTGACCCTGAAAAAATTAATATAGGTGATGGTTCAGCAACAATTGAAGAGGAAGAATTATCTGAGGTTGAGAAGACTAATGTTATGAAATTTAATTTACAAAACGGTCAAGACATACAGGCACTACAAAAAATGTTAGATAAGGGTATAGATTCATCAAAACTTACAGTAGGTATTGACGGTTCAATTACTTTATCTGAAGAAGATATTAGGTCAATAATGGTTGATACACAAAGCCCAATTATGACTAAATCAGAATTGATTAGAGAAATGAGAAGTCAAATTCTAAACGAAGATAATAAATATCAAGATGAGTATGACTCAGGTGATAATGATTATTCTAAAGATTTAGACCCTGATTCTGTTAGGGATATGAGTAGAGAATTGTATAGTGATATTAAATCAGCTGCTGAACAAAAATTTGGTGGTGAAGTTAATTTCGATAGAGCATCTATGGAAATGGCTAACTCATTACAAAACATATTAGCGTTCGAACAGAATAAGAAAGGTGAGTTACAAGAAGAAGCTATAAGACTTATTAGGGAAGAGTATCCAGCATTAACAGAAGAAACTGTTGATATTGAGGCTGAAATTACAGGTCACCCACAATTAGGTGGTAAAGAAATTACTAAGGGCAATGTTCAATACGAAAAAGGTAATACACCACCACCTGAAGGGTACACAGAAGAAGATTTAAAGGATGAAGTTACAAAAAGGAGACTTATTAATGGTATGACGCATGGTGCAGCTAGAAAAGGTCAAAACCTTTATCATATGGCTAGTGATAAACTACGTGAGATAAATCCAAATGCGACACAAGATTATTCTAAAGTTATGGCAGCAAATGATTTCCTATATTGGGCAATGGATAAAGATACTATCAAAGACCAATCTAGAAGAGGTGTTCATGCTGGTAACGTAAGAGTCGTTATTCAAGAAAGTGGTAAACCAAAAATTATAGCTCAAGGTATGACATTCTCTTTCCTATTACATGAGCTAACTAAAGGTGTTATGGAACTAATCTCATTAAACGGAACACATGAAGATAAAGCTGTTAGAGATTATGTTGAAGATAAGACTGATACATTAGAATCTGAACCTGATGATATTAGACTAGGTACAGGTATTTGGGAAAGGATTAATGGATTTGTTGATATTGAAAATCCTAATCATAAAGCATTATTCTTACATAAATTAATAACAATTCCGGCACATGAATTTGTTGAAATTATGAAAGGTCTTATGAGTGGTAATAGAGATATGGTTCAAAAACTGAAAGATATTGCTGAGGAAGCTTCAGCTGAGTTACGTCAAGAAGAATATGATGACGCAATGGGTACTTATGATGAACCATCTAAACAACCACCAATGGAAGATGATGGATTCCCTGACCCTGAACAAGATGATAATGGTCAATACAGTGACCCACTATTAAATGATTTATTAGGTGGGAGTTCTTCTGAAGAGGAACCAAGTGATGAGATTGACTACAGTAGAATGTCAAAATCTGATTTACAAAGAGCTATGGATGCAGCATTAGACGCGGGTGATTTTGAATTAGCTGGTAAAATAGGACCACACCTACATTAAGATATACGGATTAGGACCGTTTGTAGTTCTCGGACTACTAAACCCACTCAGTGTCGCTACTAGGGTGGGTTTTCTCTGCCTAGTGATATTTATATGTATGAGTTTAACTAAAGGACAGAAACTTTATGAGATGGCTAAGTGTTTTAAAGACCCAATATACGCCATAGAAAGTTATCTAAGTACAGAGGATAGAACACAAGGTGGCGAAGTACAATTCAAGTTATTCCCAAAGCAGAAGAAGTTAGTACATGGTTACGCTGACCATCGACACAATATAGTAATGAAACCTCGTCAGGCGGGAATTTCAACAACTACAGCAGCATATGCAGCTATTTTAACAGCTTTAGCTTCAAAGAAGAATAAACAAAAGATTCTAATTGCGGCGAACAAACAGGAAACAGCAAAAGAGTTCCTTAAGAAAATTAGGGATTTCACTAGACAACTACCTGAATGGATGGACGTATACAGACCACCAAATGGTAAGGATTGGTTCACCCCTGATAAAAACTCAGATTCACATTATAGACTTAATAATGGTTCAGAGGTAAAAGCGGTAGCATCTTCGAAAGATGCTTTGAGGGGTTATACTCCATCTATCATTATTGTTGATGAGGCAGCCTTTATCGAGGGTAGTAGAGGGGAAGAGTTCTATGAAGCTGCACAACCATCACTTTCAACAGGCGGGCATTGTATCCTTATATCCACCCCCAATGGATATGACCCATTATACCATAAAACATATAAATTAGCTAAACTAGGTAAGAATAACTACAATATTGTTAATATGAAATGGTACGAAGACCCTCGTTATAATGGTAGGAATAAGAATAAACTATTCCCACATGGTATGACATGGAATTTACTTGATGAGAAAACAGGTGAGGTTATTGATAGTATTTTTGACCCTTGTAGTGGTGACATAAATCACTATACAATTAAGGAAGAAGGTAAAGAATGTACCGTACCTGAAGATACTTGGGGTGATATGGTTGATAAAGGATACGCTCCAACTTCGGGATGGTTCGAAGATATGTGTGCTGACCTTAACCATAACCCACGTTCAATTGCACAGGAACTTTTATGTGTAAGTGGTGATGTTTATATTAAAGTGAAAGATAAAGTTACTGGTGACATAAAAGAAATGAGGATGGATTCATTATATGAGGAACTGTAAAATTAATTTTATAAATGGAAAATAAAATAAATAATAGATATGAAGTTTTAACAGATGATGGTTATAAGGATTTTGTTGGTGTTAAACGTAGTTATAGTGATGAAATATATGTTATAACATTATCCAATGGTTTTATCGTTAAATCAACTAGAAATCATGTATACCCAACCAATAACGGTTTAATGGCTTCACATGAATTATATAAAAGTGTGGTAATGAATACCTCAAGAGGTAATTTTGAGGTTATATCCGTGGAGGTTAAGGAACATAATGATTATGTTTATGACTTATTAGAAGTCGCTGGTGATAACACATACTATGCCAATGGTGTGTTAACCCATAACTGTTCATTCCTTGGTTCTGGTGATAATGTTATCGATGATAAGTACGTTAAACGTCAAGAAAAGGATAATGTTAGAGAACCTATTAGAAAAGAATGGATTGATGGTAACATGTGGATATGGGAAGACCCAATAAAAGACCACCAATATATATTAGCTGCGGATGCTTCATCAGGTTCAGCGGCCGATTCCGCTGGTATTTGTATACTTGATTATACTACTGGTAATCAAGTAGCTGAATACCAAGGTAAAGTTGCCCCTGATGTATTAGGTGAGATGTGTGCCCATTATGGTAACTCATACAACGCTTTTGTTGTTGTGGATATTACAGGTGGGTGGGGTGCCTCTACAGTACTTAAACTTATTGATTTAAACTACCCTAAGAATTTAATGTATTATGATGTAACAGTTGGTGTCGACGCTATTGAAAATAACAAAGCATTACAGAAACACTTAGATAAGGGTAAATTACCTGGACTAAACTTCCAAAAGAATAGAAATCTTATTATATCGGAATTAGAAAAAGGTATCCGTATGGACACCTTTAAATTACGTTCAGCTAGAGCACTTAATGAAATGGACACATTTGTATACATTAATGGTAGACCCGACCACATGAAAGGTTATCATGATGATTTACTTATGTCTATTGGTATGTGTTTATTCATAGCTATGAGTTCCTTTAAAGATTTAGAGAAATCAAAAGGACAAGCTAAAGCTATGGTTGAGAGTTGGGTTGTAACTAGTACTGATTCTACAGATGTTGATACTTTATCTAGAAATGTTGATTTCTATATGGCACATAATGAAGTTAATCATGTACAACGAGCTGATTCACCTCATAATTGGGTGTTCGGTGGTATGTATGGGTTTAGAAAAAAGGATAAGAAACATCGGAGACGTTGATTAGTACATCTCTCAACACTAGGTTTTAATAATATTATCTATTATTATATCATCATTAGAATAATTACTGTTTAGTAAAACTACGTTATCTGTACGATATTTTTTAAAACTTTCATTACATATGAATATCGTTCACATTTAGAATATGCCCATTACCTTTAATAATGGATATTTATATCTAAATAACGAGGTTATAAAACCTAATTTAATGGCAAAAAAAGATAATTTAACAGTATATCAAAAACTATTTACGATGTTTGGTACAGGAAATGGACCAAGAACACCTAAGTATACTTTTGATAAAACTGATTTGATAACGACTAAATCTAGGGAAGAGTATGAGAAGGAAAAACTAGAAGGTCAACAACAACACCACATGAAAGCTCAATGGGCTAGAGTGGATAATGAATTATACCAAAAGGCGGTATATTATGAAACGAGTAGAATCGCTTCTTACATGGATTATGAAGCCATGGAATTCACACCTGAGATTTCAGCGGCATTAGATATTATGTCTGAAGAGAGTTGTCTAGTTGGGTCCACTGTGATACCATTATTAAATGGGGGTGAAAAATCAATAGAATCGTTATATAATGATGGTTATACAGATTTTTGGGTCTATTCTTACAATCCAAACACACACGAATTTGTACCTGGTAAGGTTGATAAGGTAATTTTTAAAGGTAATAAAAAAACTATTAAGTTAACTTTAGATGATGGTTCTATTATCGAAAGTACTCATGACCATAAGTTTTTAGTTAATGGTGAATGGGTTGAATGTAAGGATATATCTATAGGTTCATCTTTAAATTCTATTTATCGTAGAGTGGATAAAAATGGGTATGAAGAAGTTTGTACTAAAGATAGTAAATTTAAAAAGACACATAGGTTAGTAGCGAATAAAGTGTTACATAAAGATAAGTTATCATTATCCGAAAATAATGATAAAAATGAAGTCCTAATTATACATCACGATTCATTTAATAAATTAAATAATGACCCTAATCATTTGAAGTGGATGTATTGGTCAGACCATACTAAATTACATAACGATTTAAATAGTGAAAGATGGACTGATAAAAATTTTAGTGAAAAAATGAGGAACATTTTTTCCAAAAACGCCAAATCACTATGGAAAAGAGATGGGTTTAAAGAAAAAATAATTCAAAGTAGAATTAACTCTGTTAAAAAGTTATCACAAAAAGAGAGAAATTTGAAATTTGGAAATCTTGGTGATAAAAACGGTATGTATGGTGTTAGTCGATATGGTTCAGATAACCCAAATTATAACAATAACATCAATCGTTTAGATGATATTGATATAAACTCTTGGTTATTGGATATTTTAAATAATGTATCATTTAATGATTTATGTAAAAAATATAAAACAAATACTACTGTTGGTCGTGAGATAAATAAAATTTTATTATCTAAGTATGGTGGGAATAGACAAGAGGACCTTATTATTACAGCAAATAATAGTCTTAATATTGAGAGTGTTAGAAAAAAATTATTTAATTTAATTGATGGTGGGTTAAACCCTAAGAGAAATTTAAATAAAATTTTAAATGAACTTAATATTGATTACTTTACCTTCACTAAATTCTTAAATAAAAATAAATATAAAAAATGGGGTGATTTTGTGGATTCTTGTAACCATAGAGTTGTTAAGGTAGAGATTTCTAACACATTAAAACCTGTTTACGATTTAGTTAACGTTGGTGAACATGATAATTTTGGTGTTAAATGTAATGATGGTATGATTATATCACATAATTGTACACTTAATGAACAAGGTAAAGTTATTACAGTTCGTTCCGAATCTAAAAGAATTAAAAACGTATTAGAAGATTTATTTGAGAACATTCTAGATGTTAACACCAACCTACAAATGTGGACAAGAAACACTTGTAAGTATGGTGATAACTTTGTTTATCTTAAAATTGATAGAAGTAAGGGTGTTTTAGGGTCATCACAATTAACTAATGTTGAAATTGAACGTGATGAGATAGGTGGGATGACACCACATACTCAGATGGATGTGGATAATCAAGTTAAAAAGAAAGAAGTTAAATTTACATGGAAAGAAAAATCTATGGATTTTAATGCATGGGAGATAGCTCACTTTAGGTTATTAGGTGATGATAGGAAACTTCCTTATGGTACATCTGTACTTGAGAAGGTTAGAAGAATATGGAAACAATTATTATTAGCTGAAGATGCTATGTTAGTTTATCGTGTTGTTAGAGCACCAGAAAGAAGAGTATTTAAAGTATATGTTGGTAATATTGATGATGAGGATGTTGAATCTTATGTACAAAAAGTTGCTAATAAATTTAAAAGAACACAACAAGCTGATAACGATACAGGACAAGTAGACCTTAGATATAACACATTTAGCTGTTGACCAAGATTACTTCATCCCTGTTAGAGATATGAGTGCTTCAAGTCCAATCGAAACATTGGAAGGGGCATCAAATTTAGACCAAATTGCTGATATACAATACATTCAAAGAAAGATGGTTACAGCACTTAGAGTACCAAAACCAATCTTAGGGTTTGAGGNTGNACAAGGTGANGGTAAGAATTTAGCTTTAATGGATATTAGATTTGCTAGAACAGTGAATAGAATCCAACAAGCTATGATTCAAGAGTTGAATAAAATCGCTATTATCCACTTGTATATTCTTGGATTCGAGGAAGAATTGAACAATTTCCAATTAATATTAACTAACCCATCTACACAAGGTGAGATGTTGAAGGTTGAACATTGGGAAAAGAGAAAGTATTACTATATAAAGACCTTGTTACAGCTGTTGATGGTATTGCACCAACATCACATACATGGGCTAAGAAAAATATATTCAATTTCTCTAATGATGAGATTATTACTGACCTAGAACAACAAAGACTTGAAAGAGCTGCAGCGGCTGAACTTGAATCAACACCAAACGTTATTAAGAAAAACTGGTTACTTCGATAAGGTTGATAAACTTTATGGTGATATTGGTGGTACTGAAGAAGAAACTATTGAAGGCGGAGATGAAGGTGATATGGGTGGTGATGATTTCGGCAGTAGCGGAGGAGGAGGAGGTTTCGGTGGTGACTTCGGTGGTGAGGATACTGGTGGTGGAGATTTCGGTGGAGATGAAGGTGACTTCGGTGGTGAGGATACTGGTGGTGGAGATTTCGGTGAAGGTGTCAATACAGGAGTTATTGACAAACTATTAAATGAAGGTAAAAGTAAGAATGAAGATATAAAAATGTTGTTTGACGGTGTAAATGATTTAATTAAACAAACGGAAGAACAGTTTAACATAGATGATGATGAAGAAAATGGTGTATTAGAAGATTAGTGTATATTTATATTAAAAAAGAATATGGATTTCGGTACACTAAAAAATACATTTACTCAGACCTATATTGAGTCACACATTAACGGTAATGATAATGGGAAAGAGTTATACAAAAGATTTTTAGAAGTTTTAAAAGAAAATGAAACTCTAAAATCTTATTTCATTGTTTATAAAAATCTTGAAAATAAAACAGCATCAAGTGAATTTGAAGCTAATGAGTATCTAAAAGAAAATTTATCTATCTTAGATAAGTATCGTGGTAATAAGAGTATTATTATAGAATCTAAGAAACTAGTAAACTTACTTGAAGATTATAATATCACTGTAGAATCAGAACCAACTAGTCTACACAAATCACTTCATACATTAACAACAATAGGTAAATCGATAAGTACAATTAATGATATTCATAAAGCTAAATTAGATGTGATTAAAACGTTAATGGAAGAAAAAGTTGTTATTGAGGATGAGGGGGTTATTAGAGAAAACCTAAATGTTCAAAAATTTTTATCGATTGCTACAGACAAATACAATGAAAAATATTCAGATTTAACTAAAGAAGAAAAAAATATTATTAAAGTTTTAAGAGAAGGAACGGATGACACTAAAAGTTCATTATTACGTTCAATGATTAAAGAGGTTATTTCACTTGTAAATGTGCAACTAACCGAGTCTCAAAACAATATAGACCTTAAAGCTAAATTATTAGAAACAAAGGATGTTATATACGGTATGGGAGACTATAACGTAGAGACATTCGGTGAAAATATCAAAAAACTCTACGACATTAAGACAGTATTCGTAGACTAATGAAATCACTATTAAATTACATCGTAACAAATTTTGGGTTTGATAACACATCTGACTTTATAACTTCATTAATTCATAAAAATTGGGTACTTGGTTTCATATCATTAGCTGGTTTATCATCAGTAGTAGAAACAATCTTTGGTTTACAGTGGTTAACTATTTTANCCTTTTTGGTCCTAGTCATTTTAGAATTNCTAACTGGCCTATTAGCTTCCAAAATTAAAGGAGAANCGATTGTATCTAAAAAATTCGGAAGATTCGGATTAAAGATGTTTGTGTGGTTAACACTAATGTTTGTAATTAATTCATTAAAAAAAGAATATAGTTATGATGGTAACTTTAATATGTTAGCTACCGCATTATTCACATGGTTACATGGAACACTATTCATTTACGTAAATCTTGAGTATTTAATATCAGTACTTGAGAACTTAGGTGTTATTTCAGGTAGAAATAATGAGAATCTCATTAAACTAATTAGAAGAAAATTCTTCAAGTCACAAGATAAAGAAGATGATTAAGGTTTGGTTTAAGGAATAAAAAGTTTTAAAAAATATCGTTTTATGAAAAAAATAGAAAGAATGAAAAATTGGTTTATCGAAGTAAAAAACAACATTAAGTGGTTTATTAAGGAGATAGGTAAGATTTACTCTACAGAAGATTCGTATTTCTCTAAGAAAAGAATTGAATCTGGTATAGCTTTCATTATTGGACAATTTGGTATGATATACTTTTTAGTTCAAAGTGTTGACACAATGACAATGCAGGATATGTTAATGTGGTCGGGAACTGAGTTCCTTATGGCTGGGTATACTGTGAATCAAATCCAAAAAGAGAAAAAAGGTAAGGGTACAACACCAACTAAGGAATCGGACCCACAAATACTTAATGATTAATAATGACAATTAAAAGCCTCATCTAGAAGATGGGGCTTTTTTTATTGCAAAAAAAGACGTAAAGTTAATAATAATAATCGAGTTTTAAACAAAA